TGGCCCTGTGCAAAGCGCTGGAAGATAGCCGCGCCAACTGCCCGTCTTGAGTAGCTTTGGTTAGCGCTTGGAATTGCTTGATAGATCGCAGGCCACTCCAACTGGTGCATCCCTGTGAGTTCTTTTGAGACTACTGGGCGACCTGGACCTTTGCGCATAATGACCTGACCATGCTGGTTGATGATGGACTGGACAAAGTTGCAAGCCTGGTCGCAGATGTCTTGGACTTGCTGTTGTTTCTTATCGCTTTGGCGGTCGTTGGCTGCCTGCCTTCGGTCTTGTTCTGACGACATGGCTGGAATGGCCACCCGACAAATAATCTCTTGCATATCACCAGCTGGGGTGATAACTATTTCTGGGAATGTGATGGAGTCGAATTTGATCTCTCTAAATTGCGGCTCATAGCGGGTCTTTGTGAGTTTTAGGTAGCGCTGGTTATCCTCATCCATAAAAAGCACGCCTGTGAGGGTTGCGTCACCCGTAAAGGCGCTTGCTCCACGGGCCATGGCATCGGAGTCTTGTCTGGAAATGGTTTTGTTTGTGTGGGTCAGGATGCAGACTGGCGCTTTTTGTTGTATGAAAATGGTCTGCTTGATGGCGGCAATGTAGGCTCCAACTTCGGAGTTGTCATTCTCGTTGTCAATGTCCATGGTCGCATTGGCCGTGTCTAAGACCAATAATGGCTTAATCCCGTTAACAGTATGGCGCTCAATATTATGTGCAAGCCTTAATAAATCTTTAACATTAGACCTTCTGGCATCAATAACCACAAACCAGTCATTCAGATTATTTATCTTGTAATGCTTTGAATATGCAAATAGTGTTCGGATTATCTGGTCACTATCTTCTGTCACGATAATTGACTTGCGTTTCTTTTTAGCGTGAATCTCGCAGCCATCAACTTTAAACCCTGCCATGACCATGCACATTGACAGCACTGCTGTGGTCTTTCCCACGCCAGGCTGACCGGCCAAGATGAAAAAGCTGTGGGCCATGAATCCTTCGATCAGGTAATCGATGGGGTTTAGATGGGTCAGGTCTAACGTCAGCTCTGGCCATGACGGGTCTGGCGCATCGGTGGCCACTAATGCATTGATCACCGCAGCAAAGTCTTCCACCGCGCTTTTCCTTTCGGCCTGCTTGGTTGGCGGCTCATAGCCACAGTCCTTGGCGTGCTTGAAGAGTGTGCCAATGCCAACACCTTTGCCCTGGTGAAAGCTCTTCCAGTGGACTTCAATGTCTTTGGTCCCTTGGAATTTGTTGCCTGCCATGGACCATGTCATCCATGGGCCGAGACCGGCTTCACCAAATTCGGTGTGCAGCGCTTGGCCAAGTTCAATCCACTGGTCATAGTCGCAGTCTGGGGAAATATGGTGCAAAGCCTTGACTGCACGATCAAGGTCGCTGTCTTCAAGCCTTGAGCTTAATTGGGTGAAGTCAAATGATTGGCTAGGTGGTGCAGTTGGCTTTGGCTCTTGCAGCTGGTGCTGCTCGATGATGCCCCACTCTTGGAGCAAGGCATAAAGGTCCACGGCCTCTTGGAATTCACCGACCACCGCATTGCCACTGAGTAGCACTGACTTGCCTGCACTGTTTGGCAGGCCAAATACTTCCAGTTCTTGGCCACCACCCAGTTTGTACTTCGGCAGCACCAGGTCAGCTTCTTTGGGCGGTGCAACCCATAAGAAGACATGACGGCCACGGCCTGAGACAGAGACCTCGGTCAGCATATTATTGGCCTTGACATACTTAGCCATGCGCTGAATGGCCACATTGGTTGGTCCTGATGCGTGTTTCATGTCCACATCAAGGCAAACCAAATAGTTCCCTGATGCGCTGATGATGGGGCGCTGCTGGACTAAGCCAAGATATTGGCCATGTGGGGCCTCTTCCATGGTCCAGACATCTTCAGCGTTGTAGAGATCGCTTGGGTCTGTATCCCGCGCCACACCTTGGCCAGATCGCTTGTAAGGGATTTTCTTTGAGCCTTGCAGGGCAAAGGTGCAGAAGACCGCATCTGGCGCCACAGCGCCTATTTTGCAGGCCAGTGTTTGGGACTGATTAAACGTGTCTGGCAGGGGTGTTTCAGTTATAGTTGGCACTGAAATTCCTTTAGTTAGGGGTTTCATTTTTGTTAGTTGCCATGAGAGATTGACCTTTGACCTGGTAGCGTTTACGCGCTATCAGGTCTTTTCTTTTGGCAAGGGATTGGATTCTATTCTTTCGCCTTTTCTTTGACTAGAGAAGATGCAGCCTGTTTCTCACCGACTAGGTCTTCGGACACTTCGACACCAAGTTTCAAGACAGCACTAGGGGACTTCAGCTCCCAAGCTGTAGGCGTGTCTTTGAATGCTTCCATAACCAGCGCCTCATCCTTCCAAAATTTTGTCTTGCGGCCTGCGCGCATGGTCCAGCCTTCAATGGCTTTGCCTTCAGTGATCTGAGCCTTGGCAGCAGACTGCACAGCATCGGCCCATGCGGCCATCAGGACAGCGTTGTCCAGCATCTCAGGGGTAATGCTTGTGTCTGGCAGAAAATCGTTCCTAGCGACCTCTTGGACCTTCTCGCGCATACTGGGGCAAATGGTCTTGGCCTTGCAGTACCGGCAGGCATCTGGGCTTGGGTTTGTGGGTGCATCGCTTGTGAGCGCCAGCTCGGCTGCCGACAGCAAGCGCCTGCCATGCAAGTTCAAGTAGTTACCAGACACTGTCCACTTGCTGTGCCCGACCCGCGGCTGGAATATGTGCATGGTGCAAGTGATGCTGCTTGGTGCTTTGAGCTGGCGCATAGCTCCCAGTGCATAGGTCAGCAGCTGCTTGTTCTCATTTGCGTCAACGGCCACACGGCCAGTCTTCAGATCAATGACATGGAGATGGTCCCCATCGACCAGGATTGCATCGGCTGTCCCGCCAAGCGCTGGGTGCAGGGACTGGAGACCCTCATCGAGATTGACCTCAATCAGCTTTTTGCGTGGGTTTTCCACCAGAGTATTGACAAAGTTGGCATAGCCTTGGGCCATGGATAAATGGTCAGGGTCAGTGCCAGTGGGTATCTGACCACCGCGCAGAATGATCTCTGACAGCTCATGGATCGCTGTGCCAATGGCAGCCGCCTCGCCTGCCGGCTCGTAAGGCATGAGGGATTCAAGCCGGTATGAGCCAGGGCAAGACATGAATCTGTCTGTGCGGGATGCTGAGAGTCGGGCGTGTTTTCTGGTTTCGTGTTGCATGGTTTTTTCTCCTAGTTAAATGATTTGATTGACGACATTGAGCTTTTTCAAGACCTTGGCCAGCACATTGTGGTCCAGTGATGCCTTGATGGTCAGAATGTAGATGACGGGTGGAATGCCTGACTTGTTGATGTTTTCCACACGGCTTGATGCCTGCTCTAGTGCAGAGGTGGACCAAGTGCATTCGACAAAGACAATCGTGTCGGCAGCGGATAGGTCCACACCTTCAGACATGGCAGCAATGTTGCCAATGATGCATTTGGTCTGGCCGGACTGAAAGTCTTTAAGCGCTTGATCGCGCTTCGGTCCTGACGTTTCACCCGTGATGACCACGGGTTTGTGGGTTTTGAGTTCGTCTTGCAAGGCTTGGACCACATCCTTGTGGTGCGCAAAGACCACCACCGGCTCATTAGCCTGCAAGAGGTCATCGATGAAGTCGGCAGCGTATTGCACCTTGCGCATACCGGCTTCGCGCATGATCTCGGCCAAGCCTTCAAAGGCCATGAGCGCGTTGGGGTTGGCCATCAAGGCATCGGCATCAAAGGCTTGCTCGCGCTTGTCATTGGCCAGATCAAAGGTGATCAGTGACACTTGTGGGTCTTTGTAGTCCTTGAAGATGTTTTCTTTTTTGCGTCTTAGCACATGGGGCCGCATAAGTTCTTTGAGTTCGACCAGGTTAGACGCGCCACTTGTGTCTAAGCCCCATGGCGCGTTCCACATTTTTGCGTAACGGGCCGCGAAATCAAACCAGCCGCCCCTGTAAATGCCAAGGCCGTGCAGAACAGGCCACAGCTCGATGGGCCTATTTGGAATTGGTGTGCCAGACAATGCATAAACATGGTCCACTTTCTTCATGGCCAGCATGGCCGCCTTCGTTCTCTGGGCTTTTGGATTCTTAATTCTGTGGCACTCATCCAAGACTAGAGTGTTATATCTGTCCACTTGCGTAACACCATATTGCAAAACATCGTAGTTGATGATGGTGATATCTGCTGAATTTGGCAGTGCAGCCTCACGTTTTCCATTGATGACATGGACCGAGACGTTGGGTTCGAGCTTGGCAAATGCAGACTCCCAGACTGTTTTGGCAATTACTGGGCAAACGATCAGGGCGGGGAGGTTTTCAAGTGCAGCAGCTGCTGTGGGTAGCGTCTTGCCAACCCGTGGCTGGTCGGCCAGTATGGCCCTGCGCCTGGACAGCAAGAAGAGCTTGGCCTCTTGCTGATGGGGGAATAGCTGCATGATCGTTTCCTCGTTTTAACTTGAACGCATCTTAACTGACATTTGTGCTAAAGTGCAATTTCTGCAAACGCAGAAAACGATAAATCGTTAAACCTTGTAAACCCTTAAAAGGAAAAAACCATGTCAACCAGAGTCGTAACCGGAAAAGTTCGTTTCTCATACTTCAGCGCTTTGACTGCGCGTAAGAATGAAATGAACGGAAAAGAAGAGTTCTCAACGCAAGTGCTTGTCCCCAAGACAGACCTTGACACTGTGAACCAATTGAAAGCGGCAGCCAAGGCCGCATTGACAGCCAAGTTCGGGGACAAAATCCCAAAGACTGTCAAAAATCCCTTGCGTGATGGCGATACAGAAGTCAAATCTGATGGCGGCCCACTGGGTCCAGAGTATGCGGGTCACTATTTCTTCAACACCAAGTCAACCAGCAAGCCTGGCGCAGTGGATGCCCATGGCCATGACATCTTGGGCAGCCAAGACATTGTCTCTGGCGACTATGGCCGAGTCAGTCTGAATGCCTATGCCTATGACCAGGCAGGCAACAAGGGCGTGTCGTATGGTTTAAACAACATCATGCTCTTGGCCAAGGGTGATTCGCTGGGTGGTGCAAAGCCATCGGCTGCATCTGACTTTGGGGTGGTGGCCGGCAAGGCCGCGCCAGCTGCTGCCGAGTCAATCGATAACGACTGGTGATTTGTCGATCAGTTTTTCAAGTGCCAAGTGCAATTGATTGACTGATGTCCACAATGGCTCCACAGTTCCACTCAGCCACCGGCTCACCTGGGACTGCTGGATGCCAGCCTCATTGCACACCGCAGCCATGGTTATCTTGTGAGCCTTGGCCTTTGCCTTGATATCGTGAATTGATTGCATGGGCGCATTCTAATTGCGCTTTATGTATAAAAACAACACATAAAAATAATTCTTTACAGTTATTTGTTTTCTGGCATAATTCGTTACACCAACACAAAACGGATTAAACGAAATGAACACAAACCAGCTCTTCAACAAAGTCATTGTCCACATGGGCGACACATGGCGCATTGTCGCTGTGGGCGCACAGCGTGATGGCAATACTTATTGCCACATGGCCAGCAC